GGGCAAGGACAAGGTCACCGCGCGCTTCTTGCGTCAGGAGTTCTTCACGTTCGCCCCGACGTTCCTGATCATGCTTGCGACGAACCACAAGCCCCGCTTCAAGGGTCAGGACGAAGGGCTTTGGCGACGCGTCAAGCTCGTGCCGTTCACGCGGTACTTCGCTCCGCACGAGCGGGATTACGACCTTGACAAGAAGCTTCTTGCTGAGGCTGCCGGAATCGTGGCATGGGCTGTGCGTGGTGCTGTCGAGTGGTACGCGAACGGGTTGGGCGACCCGGAGTCGATCACGACTGCCACGCGGGACTACCGCGCCACGTCCGATGCTCTCGCCGGCTTCTATTCCGAAGACGCTTCGGTTCCCGCCGTGCTCGTCAAGGGTGACGCGTCGAACGTGATGCTCGGAGGGGACGCGTTCAACCACTACTTGGATTGGTGCGAAGCGGAGAACCTTCCGCAGAAGGAGCGTTGGACGCGTCGCGCGTTCTTCGCTGCCATGGAAGAGCGCGGCGTGTCCCGTAAGCGGGTGGCGAAGGGGAACGCGCTCGTAGGTCTCCGCCTTGCCGACGAGCCCGAAGCGTCCACGGGACCCGGAATCTTCGGTCAGGGCTAAGTGGGAATCCCCTCCGCTCTCAGTCAGGTACAAGCAACCAACTGAGAGCGGAGGGGCACAAGGTGCCAATCCTAGAACTCTGCGCGGGATACGGCGGTCTCGGAATCGCTGTGGAAGCGCTAACCGGCGACAAGGTCACGGTCGTTGCCGAAGTCCACAAGGCAGCGTGCGAAGTCATGGCGTACCGATTCCCGGACGCGCCCAACATCGGTGACGTGCGGTACGCCCCTTGGGAAGCGCTCAAGGGCGAAGTGGACACGATCACAGCGGGCTTCCCGTGTCAGGACATCAGCAACGCCGGTAAGCGTGAGGGGATCAAGGGTGAGCGCAGTGGAATTTGGTTCAACATCGCTGACGGCATACGGATCATTCGACCGCGACACGTCTTCCTGGAGAACGTCGGAGCACTCCGAAATAGGGGACAAGGCAGCGTGCTCACATCGCTTCACGAAATCGGGTATGACGCTGCGTGGACTTCTATACGAGCTTCCGACATTGGAGCCCCGCACATGCGGGAACGATGGTTCTGCGTTGCCACTCTTGCCGACTCCGACCGTAGCTGACGCTAACCGGGGTCCCGACTTCGCGAAGCGCGATCGACCGGGGGCAGGTGGTGACGACCTTGTTACCGCCGTGGCTCGTCTCTTCCCGCGTGACCGCGCTGACGTTCTCTTCAAGACACCGACTGCCAACCTGGGCAGCAACGGCAGCGCTCAGCACCCGGACAAGCGCAAGGCCGGTGGACACGGTCCGACCCTTGAAGACGAAGTTGTCTTCTTGCTGAACGTCACGCCGGAAGACGAGTTGCCCGACGACGGACCACACTCCCCCGCTGAGTGGTGGGGAGAGTTCGCGCCTGCCGTGTACCGGTGGGAAGTGATCCGGCAGACAGCGGCACCGGTCCCGGTCATTCGTGGTCCACGTGGTGGCGTGAAGCTCAGCCCGGAGTTTGCGGAATGGCTCATGGGGCTTGAGCCCGGTTGGGTGACCAACGTCCCGGGGCTCAGTCACCGCGAGAAGCTTGAGCGAATCGGCAACGGTGTCGTTCCGCATCAAGCCTTCTACGCCTTCCGTGACTTGAAGGCGAAGTTGGACGCTCACCGCGCGGAGCTGTAAGAGCACGCAACCGACAAGGGGTCAGCCTACTCTCAAGAGTGGGTTGGCCCCTTTTGGCGTTAGGGGACACACCTTGAAAACGTACTTCCATGACGTGGCCGGCGAAGTGGTCCGGATCAACATTCCGGAGACTGACAACGACCTTCGTGAGTTCATGCAGTGGGCGCGCACTGCCGCTCTCCGTGGACCGATCGCGCTGGACACCGAGACGACCGGGCTGGATATCTACAGCCCGAACTACCGACTCCGGACCATTCAGTTCGGGGACGAGCACACGGCATGGGTAATCCATTGGGAGCGCGGGGGACGCTTCATTGAGGCAGCGCTGTACGTGCTGCGCATGGCTTCACGCTTCCTGATCCACAACGCGCCGTTTGATTGGCTCGTGCTGGACGAGCACGCGCCGTATGCCCTTGAGATCCTGGCACCGAAGACGGTTGACACGAAGATCAAGGCGACGCTCATTGACCCGCGTGAGCCCCACAAGGGAGGTATCGGGACCGGGCTCAAGCCGAACGCCGGTCACTACATTGACCCGAACGCCCCGGACACTGCCGGAGACCTGACCGAAGTCTTTAACGGTCTCGGCTTCACGAAGGCCACGGGTTGGGCCAACATCCCGTTGGACCACCCGACTTACAACCTGTACGCCGGCCTTGACGTGATCTACACAGCGCGTCTTGACCCGATCCTGACCGCTGAGCTTGCTCGTCTCGGCGTGCGTCAGGCACTCGTGGACTACGAGCACCAAATTGCCCGCATGTGCTCAGTGATGATGCGCGCGGGAATCGTGCTGGACAGTGAGTACGCGTCCACGCTGAGCGTAAAGCTGCACGAAGAAGAGGCGAAGCACAGCGCCATTGCCGCCCGGTACGGCGTTCAGTCGGTCAACTCCGGTGCCCAGGTTGCGGAAGCACTCCTTGCCATGGGCGAAGACATGATTCTTCCGGGCAACAGTTCGCCTGAGTACACGGACGGTGGCGCGCTCAAGACGGACAAGGCCGTTCTTCAGTTCCTCGCTGACCTTGACCGCGATTGGGAGCGCGTAGGGGGTCGTAAGGCGAACCCGCTTGCTGACGCTGTCCTTCGCGCGAAGCGTGCGGGTAAGTGGGTCACCGCGTACGCGGACACCTTCCTGAACAACCTTGACGCGAACGGTCGCGTCCACCCGAACATACAGACCCTTGCCGCGCGCACGGGGCGTATGAGCATCACGAAGCCCGCGCTTCAAACGCTGCCATCGTCTGACTACATGATCCGGCGCGCTCTTCTCGCTGACCCCGGTCACGTGATGATCAGCACCGACTTCGCTGCCGTTGAAATGCGCGTTCTTGCCGCTCTCGCCAACGTGAAGCGCATGAAGCAAGCGATCAACGCCGGTGAGGACTTGCACGACTTCACGGCGCGACTCGTGTTCGGTCCGAACTTCACGAAGGCTCACCGCAAGCTCTGTAAGGGAATCGGCTTCGGCAAGGTCTACGGCGGAGGGGCTGAGACGATCGCGCGTCAGACCGGTGCGCCTATCGCTCAGGTGCGTGCTGCCATTGCTGCGTACGACCGGGCGTATCCGGAGATCGTCCGCGCGTCCAAGAAGTGGCAGCGGGAAGCTCGTGCAACCGGGCTCGTCACCGTGTCCGTCACCGGTCGCCGGCTGCCGCTGGACCGTGACCGCATGTACGCCGTTGTGAACTACCAATCACAGTCGGCAGCGCGTGACGTGCTGGGGCAAGCCATGCTGAACATGGAAGAGGCCGGGCTTCTCGACTACATGAAGTTGCCGATCCATGACGAAGTGCTTGCGTCGGTGCCCGCGCGTGAAGCCCAGGACTTTGCCCGTGAGTTCGAGCGCTGCATGTCGTTCGATTTGTTCGGCGTTCCGATTAGCTCCGAAGCGGAGATTGGCGGTCGCTCGTGGGGCAGCCTGTACATGAAGGACACGGCGGGCAAGTACCTGCCTGAACTCCTGATCGCTCAGGACGAGTGGTACGCGGTGAACCCGCAAGCGGCGTACGCGAAGGCTGCATAAGTGAGCTGTGCCACCTTCCGCTTCTGTCCGGCCGTTCGATTCGGTCACGGCCGGATCACGATTCACTGCCTACTCTCAAGAGTGGGCTGACGAGCCCCGAAGCGTCGTTTCTACGATTCAAAGGTGACCCCCTTGTTATCGGGGGAGTACAACCGTCATCCCGAAGGATGAGCCCCGGGTTGCACCTTCGATTTGCGCTTCCGGCTCGTCTCCGCTCGTGGTCATATTGAAGTTCAGTGCCTACTCAGAACGTTGCTTCTGAGTAGGCACTGACATACGTTCGAAGAGCACCACGACGTACGGCCTTGATCACGCCCCGTCGCACGAATCGCCCACTGACGGGGCTCAGGCCGTGACACCCATTTTCGCCATTCCGTGGCGAAGCCATGCCCAAAACAGGCTGTGACCTGGGCAAACGTCCTGACTCCTTCGGTGGGAATCCCCTCCGCTCCATTCCGGAGCGAAGCCACTCGAAGGAGATTCCCCAGTGATCGACCTGACCGCACAGCAGATTGCCGCCGCTCAGAACAACGACCTTGCCGCTGTCAGCGCCGTGATTGAAGCGACCGAAGAGCGCGTGTCTCAGCTTGCCCGGCGGTACGCAACGACCGGCGGACGCACCGACGCTGACTTGATGGACGATCTTGCCCAGGTGGGTCGGGTGGCCGTGTGGGAAGGGCTGAGTCGTTTCACCGGCTCGTCTGTCGCTGAGTTCTTCACCTTCATGGACCGGACCGTTTCCGGGAAGCTCAGCGACGAGCGCAAGACCGTGACGCGGCAGGGTGTCAGCCGTTCGATTGCCGCTGAGTTTGAGAAGGCGCTGAGCATGGCAGCCGGTGACCCGTACGAAGCTGAGCGGCTGTGCACCCTGCACGAAGTCATGGGCAGCAAGCGCATGACCGCTGAGACCGCGTACGCCGCTCGTATCTCGTGGCAGGGTGCTGAGTACCTTGACGCGCCCATGGGCGGGGACGTTGAGGGTCCTAGCGCCACGCTTGCCGACCGACTGAACGACACGTACGAGATTGCCCGCGCTGAGGCGAACGACGAACTTTCCCAGCGGCAGCGCGAGAACAAGCGACGCGTCCACGAGACCCTTGACCTTCTGCCTGCCGAACAGGAAGCCGTTCTTTCCGCTGAGTACGGCATTGGCGACTTCCCGTGTCTCGGTGCCGACGACCACCGGGGACTTGCCGAAGTGGCCGGAGTCGCATACACGGCCGTTGAGAGCGTGAGGGACGAAGCCCGGAAGAACTTCAAGACGCTGTACCTGGGCGGTAGCCCGGAAGCCCCCAAGGGTGAAACGCAGTGCTGCAAGTCGTGCGGGTTCGAGAAGCCCGTTGACGAGTTCTACATTCGGAACAAGGTCACCGGCGCGCGTGCGTCTCAGTGCAAGTCGTGCAAGCGCGGAGCCACGAAGCGCTTCCGCAAGGACAACCCGGAGAAGCGCGCTGAGCAGAAGCGTGCGTACAACGCGCGCAAGAAGGCTGCCGCTGCGTGAAGCGTCCCCGCTACGCGGTTTGGAACCGTGCGGGACGGTACGGGCTCGTGGACTCCGTGGCATTGGAGTTGCGGGCCCGTCCGTGCGCCATATGCGGCACCCTTCCGCCGGCCAACGGCAAGGCTCACAGCATTGACCACGACCACGCCACGGGGCGCGTACGGGGCGTTCTGTGCCACTCGTGCAATCTCGCCCTAGGCCACTTCAAAGACGACCCTGAGCGCCTTCTACGCGCTGCCGACTACCTCACCCGTGACGCGGATTACCGCCGGGTTGATCGGTAGGGGAATCCCCTTCGCTCCATTGAGAGCAACAGAACGCGAAGCAAGGAGAACCACCGTGGCTATCTACAACCTGCCGACCGGCGGAACCGTTCAGACCTACCGCAGCAACCGACCGCGCATGGCCATTGAGTTCGTCACCCGCAACGCGGACGGCAACACGATCAGCACCGTGCACAAGAACGGTGAGGAGTCGCTTTACATGCTCGCTTCGCTCCGTGGCGCTGACGCTCTCGCTTGCCGCCGCAAGTCGGCTGTCTGACGCAAGGGGGCTTCGGCCCTACGCCCCGGTAGCTCAACGGAAGAGCACCCCAATCCGGAGCCCGCAAGGGTGCACGGGACGACGCGGGTTCGAATCCCGCCCGGGGCACGCAAGACCACACCCAACGATCAGGAGACGCACCGTGAAGGTTTGGCGGGTTGCTCACGCGTCAGTACGGGACAAGGATTTTCCTTCCGGCCCTTACTCGTGCCGGAACGTCCCCCTTGCCGACCGCGAGAAGTTGGCCGGTATGGGTTGGCGACACAGCGACGCGCGGCACCCTTCCCCGCAAGCTGACCCGAACCTGATGACGATTCACGACGACGAAGTCTGTGGGTTCGCGTCGCCGGACGAGTTGAACAACTGGTTTGAGGACTTCGGAGACCGGTTGGCTTCCGCCGGCTTCCACGTATGGGAGTACGAAGTTCCTGAATTCGCGTACCGCGTCGGGAACTTCGGTCAGGTCGTGTTCCGCAAGGACGCTGCCGTTCTCGTCAGTCACGAGCCGTTCAAGCCCGTGCAGCTTTCCCTTTGGGCGGACGCATGAGCGTTACGCCTTCCCCACACCTTTACAACTGGGCTTCCGCCCGAACCATTGAGGAGACAGCACCCATGCTGAGCGTGACCCGTGAGACGAAGGCCGTACTCCGCACGAAGACCGGTGAGCGCGTCGTTGCCTTCACGAAGGACAGTGAGCCGGGCATTGCGTCTCTCGCCATTCCGGGTGACCGGGCAAAGCTGTCTCCGCGCGAAATGCGTGAGCTTGCCGCATGGCTGAACGAGACTGCCGCTGAACAGGAGAAGGTCACGCGGGACACTGCGAAGACTTCGCTCACCTTCAACGGCACGCGGTACGAGCGACGCACCATGAGCCCCCAGGAACGCGCGTATCAGGATCTCATTGCGCGCGGTCTCCGTCCGTGACGGTCCCGGAGTTCAAGCCCCCTGTACTCACCTCACGGGCACAGCGGGCAGCGGAAGACCTTGCTGAGCGCGTGGACACGTACCGGGTGGCAATGCGCCTGATCCGTGAAGCGACGCTTGTCAACGACGCGTACCCGGAAGACGTGCTTGCCCTTGCGCGCTTCCTTGCCCGGGACACGAACGACACCGACTGACCAACGGGCCGGTCAACCTACTCTCAAGAGTGGGTTGGCCGGCCCTTCGCATGGGCGGGAATCCCCTCCGCTCCGGTACGGGTGTGAGCGACAAGAACCCGTTCCTTGAGCTTGACCCTGCCGCAATTGACGTGCTGGACGACATGGTTGCCGAATGGCTGGACCTTGAGCGTCACGGCCAACTGAACGGTTCGCACGGATACGGACCCAAGAAGACTGACGCACTGTCCCTGATCGCTGCCCAGGTGCGCGACGCATGGAAGCGCAAGGTCAGTTACCGCAACGTTGAGGAGAGCGACGAATGAACTCGTACAGCAAGAACAAGATGAGCACCGGCACGAAGCTTGCCGGTGCCGCTTCGGTCGTTCTCGTGGGCGCGCTCATGGTGACCGGCTGTGCCGCTGACGACGACGACGACACCGACTGCACCACGTACACGACGGTTGGTTTCAGCGTCCCGCGTCCGGCTCCGGCTCCGCGCATCGCACCTGCCCCCGCTCCGCGTCCCGCTCCGGCTCCGGCTCCGAAGCCCAACTTCAACAAGCCGGCCACGCCGAAGAGCCCGCAGCGTTCCGGCGGTACAACGGTGGTTCCGGTGCCGGTCAACCCGGGTTCCGGCACTCACGTTGTCTGCCACGATCGCAACGATGGCTGAGCGCATGCGCAACCGGTCGGTCGTCTTCACGGACGCGTCCGCTGAGGCAACGGTGGACAGCAAGGGCAATCGGACTGTGACCGTGCGGGGGCACTTCACCGAAGACGGGTACTCACAGACGAACACGCTTCATCTGAGTGAGGACGCGGCGCAAGCCCTGTTTCAGCAACTCGACATGACTTTGCCGTAACCGCTGTGCCTACTCTTAAGAGTAGGCTATGATTCCCTTGTAAGCAGGAAACGCCGAAGGGGAACACAGTGGACACCGTGAAGCTCACGAACGCCGAAATGAACCAGACTGCCGAAGTCAGCCTTGAAGACGAGACGCTGACCGTGCGCGTTCTCCTGAGCAGCGGGGACGAACTGACCGGCTGGACGTTCGACTACGCTGCCGAAGGGTTCGAGCCGGGTTACGGCGCTGACGCTGCCGCATACGAAGTCTCTCGGTTCGAGCGGATCGGGTACACACAGAACTGACCGCACATGAAGCCCCCTGATTCCCGTTGGAGTCGGGGGGCTTCGCGCGTGCTGAGTATGGGTATGGGGTCAGCCTACTCTCAAGAGTAGGTTGGCCCATTTTGCGCTTGATCAGTTCACAAGCTCACAAGCAGTGACGGAGAGTAATAAATCTGGCATATGTCAGTGGCTCGGAGTATCCTCGTACGCATGTTCGAGAACGGAAACGCACGCTATGGCCAACGCTCCGAAGTGGCACGATTGCCTTGTGTTACGTGTGTGATGCAAGGGGTAGGTGCCCCGTTACCCCCCACACCATGGGAATCGGCCAAACGACCGATCACTACGAATCCCAGGTGGTGACGCAACGTATGCCATGGCGTGCAGCTCCGAAGGTGACACTCACGCTTGAGTTCAACGTCCCGACTCCGGAAGGCGGTTGGACATGGAAGCCCGCACCCGAACACAGCAAGGCCGGTGAAGAGCATGTGATCACTGAGCAAGACGTAAGCCGTGTCCTGACGACGTACGGCGTGATCGTCGCTCAAATGCTCGTCCGGCAAGGTCCCCCGCGCTTCCGGCTCGTGGCGCACAGCAAGTGCACGGGTAAGGCGGTCGCTGTCTACCCGTGGAAGTGGAACGCTGATCTAGGCCGGTACGCGCCGGACGGGGACCCCTGGGTTGTGTGGGACGCGGAAGCCGAAGCCCGGTACCTAGCGGAGAACGAAGAGAGAGAATCCCCTTCGCTCAAGAGGTGCTGACAGAACGTCATACCACTTGAGGGGCAAGCGACATGGGGAAGAGCAAGGCGGAGAAGCCCGCGCTCACGTCGGCACAGCGCACGATCAGAAGAACCCGCCGGGTGCTCACCGGTGGCAGGTGGTTCCTGATCACTGGACTCGTCTTCTACTCACTGATGACGACCACGCCGTTCGTGTCGGCACACAGTGAGTGGGAGTGGTCCGGCTTCGTCCTGGGCTTGATCGTTGACGCGGCGTTCATCATGGCGTTGAGCGCTGAGAGCACGCTTGCCCGACACGGCGTGACGAAGCTGGGCAAGTGGCCGGTCACCTTCCGGTGGCTCACGGGACTCAGCTCCGTGTTCCTGAACGTGTGGCTGAGCGTCAGCGCGCACGACGCGGTTGGCGTTGCCGTCCACCTGATCGCGCCGGCACTCGTCATGCTTCTCGCTGAGGTTGGCCCGGTCTACATGGCTGCCCTTGCGGACGCGGAGCGGAAGGCCACGAAGGCGGACGTGTTCACGGAGCTGTACGAGCGGCACACTCCGGAGCCCCTTGCTGAGTGGGAGCGCGAAATTCTTGACCGCGCGCCGTATGACTACACGAACACTCCGGTCAACGGTCTCAAGCCGGTCGCTGCCCGCTTCATGACCAACGACCCGGAGATTGGTACCGGGGCGCATGCCCTGTTTGAGCGGTACGTGAACGAGCCGGACGAGCCCGTTCAGGAAGAGCTTCCGGAGCCGGACGCGAACGAGCTGCACGACGCGGAGCCTGAGCCCCAGGACGAGCCCGCTGAGCCCGCGCGACTGTCCAACAAGGAAGCCGACGAGATCATTGAGAAGGGTTGGCGACACCGGCTGAGCCCCGAAGAGGTGGGCAAGGCTGCCACGCGTCACCCTGCCACCGTGCGACGCAAGTACAAGGAGCTTGACGCTTCCCTGAGCGTCTGAACGACGCGCCACAGCCCCCGTGCTGACTGCCACTCCGGCGGTTGGTACGGGGGCGTTGTCGTACCCATGGGCTACCCTTCACGATTCCTGTACGAGACACGCACATGGGGGGAACCATGCGCTTCACCATGATCACTCTTGCCGCCGCTGCCGTATTTACACTCGCCGGATGCGGGGGCAGCGGAGACGACACGGCCACAGCCCCCAGCTCCGCGCCGGAGAAGGCTTCTGCCGCACCCGTGACCGACCCGGTACCGTCGCCGGACGCTGCACAAACGAAGGCGCTCGTGACCGCGCTGGGCAACATCAAGCCGGAGCTTGCAGCGGACGAAGAACGAGCCGTCAGACGAGCCCGGAACGTCTGTCAGGACGTCAAGGCCGGCAAGGACGCGGCAACCATGGCGAGTAACGCCAACTACCGGTACAGCGGGGGAACGGCCGGACAACTGACGGACGCTCAGGGAGCGAAGATCGTGGAAGCGGTCAAGTCGTCGTTCTGCAAGTAACCCGCTGAGCCCCCGTACTGACTGCCTTCGTCGTGGTCGGTGCGGGGGCTTCTGCGTACCCTCAAGACATGGACGTTGACGACGACTTCATGACCGGCACCATCGGACCGAAGACAAAGAGCTTCACGAGCGTCGGTGAGATCCTGGGCAAGCTTGAGGGGAAGGCAGCCATGTGGGAACGCGTGGCGCGCGACAACAAGGAACGGTCGGAAGACTTCGAACGTGCCGCACAGCGGATCAGGGAAGGCGCAACGTCGGTGACGGTGGGGCGTACGACGTACACGATTGAGGAATCAACGGCGCGTGACGAAAGTGCAGACGAGACCGTTTCGTAGGCGTAGCCTGAAAAGGCACCACTCCTGACGGATGATCAACTCCGCAGAGTGAGGACAACTCAACATGACCACAGCGGACCGCGTGAAGACGCGGGGAAGGTCGCTGTACGGATCGGGAGCGCTGACCTTTAGCGTCCCATCTGTGCGCCACCCTTCCCCGTTCACTGAGCGAAAGAGGGTGGCGAACTTGTCGGACGCACCACGAGAGATCGTGTCGAACCCGCAAGGCAGGGTGGAGATCCGGGCAACCGTTCCCATGGGTTGCGACGTGTGCGGCGCTCTCGCGAAACAGTGGGACGAGACCGGTGACCGGGATGTGTTGATGGAAATCAACAACCACCCGCACACGGAACCGAAGCTGTCGCGCGTCAAGGACATGGTGGCTAACGGGGCTTCGGTCGGATGACCGCCCCAGCAACACGGCTGAGCGCCCGTACAAGCGCCTTACCTGACCCGGAGCTAATAACGCTCCTTGACGACCCCACCGGCCCGTACGCGAACTCTCCCGAAGGCTGGTGGACACAGTACGGCGGAGCGCTGCACGTGGCTTCCGGGGTCGTGCACTTCCCGCCCGGATCTACTCCACCACCGTGCGCGCTACCCGACTGCAAGTCACGAGGGGAACGCCGGTGCTAATGCTGAATCTGCGTACTCCGCGCCGTGGCCTTGCGGACCCTGCCACCTGCCCCGTGTGCCGCTTCCTGCGAGATTGCGTCAAGGAAGTGATCATGTCCGGCAGCGTCTCAGGTGCGCGCCCCGTTGTCGTCGCCATGAACACACACTTGGTTCACGGCCACCCGTACGACCCTCGGACGATCAGGAAGAGCGACGAGTGACCATGACTGAGCAAGAGCGATCGGTTCGGGTGACCGGCACCGTTGGGGAAGACGTGATGACCGTTCACGCCCTGACGGACGGCAAGCCGGCGTGCGGAGCGACCGGCAAAGTGACTGAATGGCAGCGCGCCGTATCGTGCCCGAAGTGCCTCACTGACGAATGAAGCCACCGGCTCAGGCCGGTTTCCCTGCCCCGTCCGTGCGTCCATCCCCCGTGGCGCATGGGCGGGGCTTCGTCATACCCTGGGCTTGCCCCGGTCGGCTGTCTGTCCGCAAAACATACTGCCGACCGGGGTTTCTGCTGGTCAGACAACCTATGTCGTGTAGTCGAAGGCAGGCAAAGGACTACGCAACATAGGTGGCGCTCCGGTAGGATCATGTCCATGCGGACAGACACGTTGACGACAGCGACCGAAGTTGCTGCCGGAAGGAAGCCCATGCGACGAGCCGTGGTCTACGCGCGGCAGTCGGAAGCCCGGAAAGACAAGAGCGAAGGCAGCACGGTCACTCAGCTTCGGGAAACGTCAGCCTTGATCGACAAGGCCGAAGACTTGAAGCTGACTGAGGTTTACGAGGATATCGACTTTTCGGCGTTCACCGGCGAAGAGCGACCCGCGTTTGAGCGCATGTTGAAGGATGCGCGCTCAGGTCTCATTGACGTGATCGTGGTGAACTACCTCAGCCGGCTTTCGCGAGAAGAACCAAAAGACGCACTGCCCGTGATCCTTGAATTGCAGCGCCTAGGGGTGCAATTCATCAGCGTTTACGAAGGGGTCGTTACAGACGACCTGATCGGGCTCGTCACGCTCCTTATGCGCCTGAATTCGGCGTACGAAGAGAGCAAGAACAAGAGCCTTGCCGTAAGCGGCACTAAGCGCACCCTCAAGGCAGCCGGCGGGTTCGTCGGTGGCGTTCCGCCGTTCGGTTTCCGCACGGAAGTCAAGCGCGTTGAGAAGCTGACGATCCGGGTTCTCGTTCCGGAGCCCGAAGAGGTCAAGATCATTCAGGATGTGGTCAACCGGATTCTTGAGCATAAGGACGTTCCGTACGTCCCCGGGAAGCCTCACCCGGGCTCAATCACGGGCGTATGTGCGTGGCTCAACGAAACCGGCGTACCTACGCGCGGAGTCGAATCACACGCGAAACGCGAGATTGCCGCGCCTTCGTGGAAGGTGACCACGCTCCGCCGTGTCCTCACTGATCCGCGTCTCATGGGGCACCAAACGGAACCCATGTACGAGCGCGTTCCCAAGAAGGACGGCAAGGGCACATGGAAAAAGCGCATGGGGTACCGCAGCGTTCGGGATGAGAAGGGCCGTCCCGTAATCGCGCACGAGCCGATCATTGACCCGATCCAGTACCACGCGCTTCAAAAATGCCTTGAGCTTCACAAGGCCATGAGCGCGCCAAAGGGAACGTCCCTAACGCGCGGTGACTCGGTTCTGTCCGCGCTGGGGGTGCTCTTCTGCGAAGGCGCGCACACCATGTGCAAGCAAGCCGGTAAGACCGCTGCCATGACGACGTACACATGTCAGCGCAAGAAGGGGGTCACGAGCACGCACGAAGGCACCGTTGCCGTACTCCGTGACCGGCTGGACAAGTACGTTGCCGAACGGATCTTGAAGCGGCTCAAGGCGCTGGACTACGAAGACCCCGACGACATTGCCCTTCTCGTGGAAGCCACACAGCGCTTCGCAGCGACCAACAGCGCCCCGGACGTGGCAGCCGACAAGAACGCGGTCACGGTCGAACGAGCCGACTACAAGGCCGCGCTTGCGGAGCTGTGGGACGACTTCGACGCCGGCGTGTACAAGGGCAGCATGGGGCGTGACCGCTTCATCAAGAAGCGCGACGACCTTGAGGCTGCCATTCAGCGCTGTGACGAGCGCCTGAACGAGCTTGAGGGCAAGGTTCCGACGCTCGTGAGTCCGAAGGTCTGGACGGAGACGAAGGAACCCGGCGGGGACATGACCGGAAAGGGCTCGTGGTGGCACAGCGCTTCCATCCCTGACCGCCGGGACTTCGTGAAGCTCTTCGTGGACAAGGTCACCGTGGCGAAGGCTCCGAACTACGGCACCGGGTACGAGCCCGTTCCGATTGAAGAGCGCGTCAAGATCGAATGGGCGAAGCCGAAGGCAGGCAGCGCGGCGTAACAAGCACAGCGGAAGGGGGCTGACCATGGCGGTCGGTCCCCTTCTTTTTGTGTCTTCAACTCGTTAGTTAGGCTAACTAGTATACCGTGCCGTGACACTCCCTACACGAGCCCCGGAAGGAATCCCCTGCCTGAGCTGGGCTAATGCTCTAGTGCAGCTTTGTACTTGATCTTGGTAACACTATAGAAAGTCATAAGGTAAACCGGAGTCAGGTACAAATCTGCAAACCTGCACCTACCCGCTGTCAGCCGGCGGACCACAGCAACCCCCGCGCGGGAATCCCCTCCGCTCTAGGGAATCCCTTTAGCTCTAGTAAGGGTGAGCCGGAAGAGGTAACGCGCACCCTTCCACACAGATACGGCGGTCAGAACCCACCGGCTCACGTCGCCTTGCGTGCTCCCCGGTCTCTCTCCGGGTTGTAGCCCAGGGCTTCGGGTCGGTAGCTCAATTGGTAGAGCAGCGGGCTCTTAACCCGCGCGTTGTAGGTTCAAGTCCTACCCGACCCACACAGTCAGCCCACTCTCAAGAGTAGGTAGGGGGGTCATCCCATAGGGGGTGCCCGCACAAGAGGGGGGTGGGTAGTCCATGCGTACACGTTGTCTTGAGTGTCGAGAGTGGGCTACCCACAACGGCAGGTGTTCGATACACCATGCCCACTACACAGCAAGGCGAAGCATTCAGTCACACGTCAAGCGGCGTGAGGCCATAGCACGCGGCAACAATGCTGCGGCTCGTCTCCGCAAGACTGTGCGTAAGGCCGTGGCTGGACAGTGCCGCATGTGCCTTGCGTGGTATCTGCCTTCTCAGGTGGACATTGACCACGTGACTCCGCTTGCTCGTGGTGGTGAGGACGTAGACAGCAACGTTCAAGTGCTGTGCAAGTCATGCCACAAGACGAAGACGGCAATGGACTTCGGTAAGCGCCCCTTCTAGGGGGAGAGCGTCCCGAAAGTTCAGACCGATACCTCTCAGCGATCCTGGCCCCAGCTCGGAAAACGCACGCTAGGTGCACGGCCGATTTTGGCCGGAGCGCACTCGTGCCCACCTGGGCTGACACTGGGAATGCCCCACTTTGTACCCGCCACGAAGGCACCCGTTAAGGGGGATGAACGCTCCGTTAGGGGGTGCCATGAGCCACGCTAAGAGCCCTGAGCTACGCACCGGGAATGCCAACTACGCCGCTGAGGCTGAGGCACCGGTGGTGTACGAAGGTCGCGCTCCCCGTGCTCCGGGTCACCTGGGCAACACGGGCAAGGAGATTTGGCGCTCAGTCTGGCAGGCCGGCTCAGGCGCGTACTCCCCCGACACTGACCGCAACCTGATCCTTCGGTACGCGGAGCTGTACGACCGACGCTCTCAGCTCCTTGACGCTGTGGACGCTGACGGTCTCATGACGATTGGCAGCACGGGTCAGCCGGTGGTTCACCCGGCAATGCGGTACGTCGAAAGCACGGAGAAGGAACTTCGCGCTATCGAGACCGTCATTGGGTTCACGCCCGAAGCCCGTATGCGTCTCGGAATCGTGGCTGCCGAAGCCCGCAAGGTTCAAGCGGGACCCGAAGACTTCTAGAACTTCCCCATGGTGTAACGAGCACGCCGACGCTGACGCGCGGTAGTCCCGGTGAGAATCCGGGTGGGGTCGCCAACTGAACAAGGGGGTGACCGGTGAGCAAGATTGACCCGGTCATCTCTCGGCACATTCCCGCTGACGCGCCGTTCCCCAGTGAGGGCTACCGCGTAGCGAAGTGGATTGAAGAGTTCTGCTACCTGACCGGCTCGTTCGCCGGCCAACAGTTCAAGCTCCTTCCGTGGCAGCGGGAACTACTGATCGACGCGTACCAACTTGAGCAAGACGCGTTTGGCAGGTGGAAGCGCAAGCACAGAATGGCTGTCGTGTGCATTGCCCGTAAGAACGGCAAGAGCACGATTGCGGCAGCCATCATGCTTTACCACCTGATTGCCGACCGCGCGGACATGCAACGTCAGGTGATCGCAGCGGCGAATGACCGCAATCAGGCGCGCATGGTTTTCGACGCGGCGAAGCAAATGGTCAACGCGTCCCCGAAGCTCAGCGCCGTGTGTGATGTGCAGCGCGACATTATCCGGTACAAGGACAACACGTACCGAGTCGTGAGCGCGGACGCTGGACGGCAACAGGGTTTGAACCCGGTCGCTGTGTCGTTGGATGAATACGCGTTCAGCAAGAACGCTGACCTGTTCGACGCGCTGACGCTGGGTTCTGCCGCGCGTAACCAACCCATGACTTGGGTGGTATCGACCGCCGGCCCTGACCCTGACGGACCGTTCGCCGCGCTGTGCGAGACCGGTGAGCGGGTGAACTCCGGTGAGGCCAACGACCCCACCTTGTTCTTCCGCTCGTGGGGTCCCCGCATCGGTGACACCGTTGACCACCTTGACCCCGAAGTCTGGAAGGCGTGCAACCCGTCTTACGAGATCCTGAACGAAGACGACTTCAAGGCTGCCGCTCAGCGGAGTACCGAAGCGTCGTTCAGGATCTACCGACTGAGTCAGTTCGTCCGTGGCTCGTCCACGTGGCTGCCTCACGGGCTGTGGGACAGCCTTGCGGAAGACGACGACCTTCTACCCGGGCAAGCCGTTGTGCTGGGCTTTGACGGCTCATGGAAGGGCGATAGCACGGCGCTCGTTGCCTGCCGCGTCGAAGACCTTCGCGTGTTCGTCCTAGGCCATTGGGAAGCCCCTCAAGGGGATGCTCATTGGCGCGTCCCCATGCCCGACGTACGTGAGTCACTGCGCGAAGCACTGGACACGTACCGCGTCGTGAACCTTGTCGCTGACCCGTACCGCTGGGAAGAGACGCTAGAGAACCTTGAGGCTGAGGGTTACCCGGTCGAAGCGTTCCCGACGAACTCACTTGCCCGCATGGTGCCTGCCACTCAGGCCGTGTACGACGCGGCTCGTGACGGTCGGATGAGCCACGACGGCAACCCGGCTCTTGCCCGGCATATCGGTAACGCCGTGATCCGTGAGGACGCACGGGGCGCACGCATCACGAAGGAACACGCTTCGTCGCGCCGAAAGATCGACCTTGCCGTTGCCATGATCCTTGCCGTTCACGGCGCTGTGATGTGGCGCGAAGACAACGGCGACTTCGTCAACACGGCGATTCTCGCCACGTACGAAGACGACGAAGGCGTACACATCATCGGTGGCGAAGCCGGGATGTTCGACTAGCCCACTCTCAAGAGTAGGCAAGAAGGGGGACCCGGTGGGCTTCTGGTCTGACCTACTCCGCCGGGGGGAGTCCCCAGCGCTGGGCACTGCTACCGAATCCCGCGAATGGGTGCCGTACGACCCAACGCTTTACGGCACCCTGACCGCTGCTTCCGGTGAGCGTGTGACCGCTTCTGACGCACTACAGGTGAGCGCGGTCTTCGGCTGTGTCCGCCTTCTGTCGGAGACGATTGCCACGCTGCCCGTAGCCACGTACACGAAGCGTGGTGGGTCTCAGCGCGCGATCACGTCGCCGGATTGGCTGGACTACCCGAACGCGGAGCCCGGCGGCATGGGACGGATTGACATTCTGTCTCAGACCGTGCTCAGCCTCTTGCTTGACGGGAACGCGTACCTTGCCGTTCGTTGGCAGGGTCCGAACATCGTTGGGCTTGACGTGCTTGACCCAACGTCGATCGTGCCGCACATGGTCATGGTTGACGGTCAGCGCCGGAAGGTCTTTGAGGCTTTCGACATTGACGACGACGGTAACGAAGTCGCTCTTGGATGGTTCACGCCCCGGGACATTCTCCATATCCCAGGGATGATGCTGCCCGGTGAGTTCGCCGGCTGTAGCCCGATCACGTACGCGCGTGAGTCCATCGGTCTTGCTCTCGCTGCGCAGAAGTACGGAAGCAAGTTCTTTGCGAACGGCGCTGTCCCCGGTGCGGTTGTTGAAGTGCCCGGGACCATGTCCGAAGACGGCTTGAAGCGTGCGCGTGAAGCGTGGCGCACAGCCAACACGGGCGTTGACAACGCTCACCGGGTTGCGCTTCTCACCGAAGGTGCGAAGTTCAGCAAGGTCGCAATGAGCCCGGACGAAGCTCAGTTCTTGCAGACGCGACAGTTTCAGGTTCCTGAGATTGCACGCATCTTCGGCGTTCCCCCGCACCTGATCAGCGACGCTACGAACTCCACTTCGTGGGGCTCCGGTCTCGCTGAACAGAACATCGCATTCAGCATGTTCTCTCTGCGCCCGTGGCTTGAGCGCATTGAGGCAGGGTTCACGCGCCTTCTGTACGCGGAGTCTGCCGACCGCTTCCGCTTCGTCAAGTTCGACCTTGACGAGATCAAGCGTGGCGCTCCGAAGGAACGTATGGAGCTGTACTCACTCGGCTTGCAAAACGGCATTTACAGCATTGACGAAGTCCGTGCTTCGGAAGACCTTCCGCCGCTGCCTGACGGGTTGGGCGAGAGCTACCGCGTGCCCATGAACCTTGCCGAAGTTGGCGCGGAGCCTGAGCCGAAGCCTGAGCCCGTTGAGCCCCCCGCCATTGAGCCACCGGCCGAAGACGAGCCGGACGAAGAGAAGCCGACCGAAGAGCCGGCTGACGAAGGGGGTACGGATGACTGACCTTGAACGTAGGTTCGCGGTCAGCCCACCGGAAGAGCGCAAGGCGGACAACGGCGAGATCGTCATGCGCGGTTACGCCTACCGCTTCAACGAGCTGAGTCACGACCTGGGCGGGTTCCGAGAGCGGATCGTTCCGGGTGCGGGTGCTCCGTCGCTGCGGCAGAACGACGTGCTTGCCACGTTCAACCACAACGTCAACGCCCTTCTTGGGCGGACGGGTGCGGGGACGCTCCGGGTCGGTGAAGACCGTGAGGGCGGGTTCTATGAGATTGACCTTCCCGACACCACGACCGGCCGTGACGTTGCCACTCTCCTCAAGCGCGGTGACCTTCGCGGTAGCTCCTTCACCTTCCGCGTGCTGGACGGTGGGCAGCGTCGGGCAGACGACGACGACCCTGAGACCGGTCTTCCCATTCGGGAAATCACGGCCATGGACGTTGCCGAAGTCGGACCGGTGGTGAACCCGGCTTACCCGACTACTCAGGCAGCGCTTCGCTCCGTCGAACAGGCGCTAGGCATAGGGGACTTCGCTCCCCCTCCGCCCGAATCCGAAGAGCGAAACGACAACCCGGCTTCCGACACATCGGAGCCGGTTTCTTTTTACAACGAACGGGCGCTTATCCGCGCTCATGAAAGGGCGGGTGCCTAATGGACGCGAAGACCCTGAGCGCCAACTTTGAGGCTCGTGAGCGTGCGACCAACGAGCTTCGCACCCTGACCGACGAGTTCGCCGGCAAGGACATGACCGCTGAGGCGCGACAGAAGGAAGACAACCTTCTGACCGCCATTGCCGACTATGACGGTCGGATCAAGCGCGGCGTTGACGCTCTCGCTGCGACTGAGAACGTCACCTCTCTCATGCAGGGACTCAAGGGCTCCGGCAGCAAGAAGGCGACTCAGGACAAGCTTGCGGACGCTTCCGCTCAGCTTCGTTCCCTGGGTGGCGCTGACGGCTTCGGCAAGGTGCTTGAGTTCCGCGCTGAGGCGGGGGACGTTGAGACGCGCGCTGTGGACCGTCCCGGCAACCCGAACGTTCTGACCCGGACGCTGTACGGTCAGCTTCTCGCTCAGGCCGTTGAGCGCAGCACGATCATGCGCAACGGTGCGAGCATCGTGACCACGTCCAGCGGTGAGCCGATCGACTTCACTGTTGTCACCGGTCGCGCGTCCGCGTCCATCGTTGGCGAGAACGGGAACATCCCGGAGTCGAACCCGTCCACCATTCAGGTTTCGGTGGGCGCGTACAAGTACGCTTACGCGTCTGTGATCTCGTCTGAGTTCATCGCTGACGAAGCGCTTGACCTTGTCGGCTTCCTTGTCAGTGACGCGGGTCCGGCCATTGGTGACGGCATGGGTCGGCACTTCCTGACCGGCACCGGTACGGGTCAGCCGAAGGGCATCTTCACTTCCGCTCCGGCTGCCACTGCCACCTTCACCACCACGTCCCCTGACGGCAAGGTTGCCGACGCGCTCATTGACCTGAGCTACGAGCTGACGAACTCTTACCGCCGGGACGGCAAGTACGTCGTTGCCGACAAGACTGCCGCGCTCATGCGCAAGCTCAAGGACGCGAACGGTCAGTACCTGTGGGCTTCCGGTCTCGTGGCCGGCGCTCCGGACATGTTCAACGGCAAGCCCGTTGCGACTGACGACGGTGTCCCGCTGAACAAGATTCTGTTCGGTGACCTGGGCAAGTACCGCGTTCGCCTTGCCGGGGCTCTCCGCGTTGAGCGGTCGGTTGACTACAAGTTCATGAACGATCAGGTCGTGTACCGCTTCATTCAGCGTGCGGACGGTCTCCTTGTGGACGAGCGCGCTGCGAAGGTCCTGACGATCACCACCGGTGCCTAATCCGGCTTAGCGGGAAGGGGTCAGCCTGCTCTCAAGAGTGGGTTGCCCCCTTCCCCGTGAGGGGGTCTCATGGCGTACGCCACCGTTGAAGAGCTTCGCGCGCTGGACGGTTTGGAAGACTCCGCGCTGTTTAGTGACGCTCTTCTGTCCGAAGCAATCGACTTCTCGGTTGAGGTCGTTGAGGTCTACTGCGGGCAGAAGTGGGACACGATCGACAACCCGACTCCGGAAACCATTCGGTGGTGCGTCCGGACGATCGCGCGTCAATACGTGCTTGACACCGTGTCCCGCATTCCTGACCGCGCGCTACAGCTTCAATCCGAATTCGGCAGCATTCAGCTTGCGCAAGCCGGTGGTTCATTCCGCCCGACTTCCCTGCCGGAAGTGAACGCGAAGCTGAATCTGTACCGCGCTCGTCTGCCGTTCATCTTCATGTAAGGGGGCAGGCGTGGCGCTCATGTTTGACACGAAGGCTGCACTGTTCGACCGGCTCAAGGCTTCGGTGCCGGCCGGAGTTCAATGCACCTTCGCTGAGACCGGTGACACTTCCCGGCGGCAACAGGTGTGGCTAGGCGCGACGACCGACGACGAACTTGTGTCAGCCGGTATGCGCGAAGGCAGGAAGCCCACGAACGTCACGGGCTATGTGGAAGTGCGTGCGTGCGTGATCTCACCGGGCAACCCGATCGACGCTGAGCGCGGCGTGTACGTGCTGCGGGACAGCATCACGGACGCATGCGCCACGTTGGACAGAACGACCGTCACGGGGCTCGTGGACGTACGGCCGGAGTCAGCGTCAATCGACACTTCCGAAACCACTGACGGAGCGTTCAGCGCTCTTACGGTGCGCGTCCGCGTTCGTGGTCGCGTCTATCAGTAGAAGGGGCGCAACATGGCGCTTGACGCAAGCATTGGCATTGGTCGTGAGAGCGCGTACGGCACGCTGTCTTCCACCGTTGAGGGATACGAAGGCAAGGCGGACAGTTGGAAGACCGCACGCGACTTCGTTGAGTCGGTCGGCTTCCGCGCCGGTATGCAGACTGCACGAGCTGACCGCCGGAACATTGTCAACATGGGCGGGGAAGGTGAGCTTGAAGTTGACCTTCTCGACGCTGGGGCGGGTTCCCTTCTCGCTGCGGCGTTCGACACGCACACCGTAACCGCGAACGGCAGCGGGCTTCGGACTCACGTCCTTGAGACTTCGTCCCGCATGGATTCGCCTTCGTTCTCGGCGCAGATGGTTCGTCCCACCGTGGACGGTGTCAACGTCGCTTACAAGCACGTCGGTTGTGTGGCAACTGAGTGGTCCCTGACCGCTGAGGTTGAAGAGGCCGTTGCCCTGACTGTCACGTTCGACTTTCAGGACGTGGCGCACACGAGCACTCCGGCTCAGATCGTTGCGCCTGCCTACCCGGCGGAGTCGTACGCGTATGACTGGACGCGGGCAAGCATTGAGCTGACCCGTGACGGCAACGCGGTTGCGTTCGACGCGACTTCCCTTGAGCTGACCGGGGACCGTGGCTTGAACGTGGACCGGCGTTTTCTGCGGGGGAACGCGCTCAAGAAGAAGCCCGTGCGTAACGCCATGCCGACGTACGAAGGCACCCTTGAGGGGGAGTTCACCGCTGATTCCCTGGGGCTGTACGAAGCCTTCCTTGCCGGTGAGCTGTGCGGGTTCAAGGCCACGTTCGCCGGCCTGTTCCCCGGGACTTCGCTTGTCGTTGAGGCTCCGGCGATTCAGTTCACGGGCGAGTCTCCCGAAGCAGCGGTTGACGAGTTGACGACTCACAACCTGCCCTTCCGCGTTCTTGACCCCGGGGCTGTCGGCGTTGCCGCTGTCAAGGTCACGTACACGGAGCCTGACCCGGATTTCGTTCCGGCTCCGTAAGGGGGTAGCTCGTGGCTCAGCGCTCCGCATACACGGTCCGGGTGGAAGGTCTCCGTGAGTTCCAAAAGACTGTGCGGAAGCTGAAAGACCGTGAGCTGAACAAGAAGGTCCGTGAGGTCAACAAGACCGCTGCGGAGATCGTCAAGCCTGCCGCTGTGTTGGCTGCCCCGGACGGTAAGCGTGACGCGAAGTCGAGTAAGCGCTACCGCCCGGGGAAGCTAGACAAGTCGGTCAAGGTTGTTGCTTCCGCCAAATCAGCGGCGATCAAGGCGGGCTCAGCGTCCCGTGTTCCCTACGCTGCCGCAATTCACTTCGGGTTTAAGAAGCGGAACATCAAACCGAACCGCTTCCTGTTCCGCGCTATGGCGCGTAAGAGCACCGAAGTGAGCGAGACCTATGAGCGTGAAATTCGCGCGCTCGTCCGTAGCCATTTGGAGAGTGAATAGCCATGCCCGCTCGTAAGCCTGTTGCGCCTGCCGCTGACGACGTTCTGTCCCTGAACATGGACAGCCTGACGATTGGCGAGATTTGCGAGATCGAAGAGATCATTGACGGTCCGCTTGACGGCATGGCGAAGGCCGGAGCCCGCAAGGGCAAGCTCATCCTTGCCATGGCCTACGTGGTGAAGCGTCGTGACAATCCCGACTTCACCGTTGAGGACGCGAAGAACCTTCGTATCGAGTTCAAGGGCAAGGCGAAGCCGGACCCTACCGTTCCCAACGCGTAGTGACGTGCGCGCGTCTCATTGGCCACTTCAAGGGGCTGACGTGGCGCGACGTGCAAGCCCTTGAGCTAAGGGACTTCCGCGCGTTGGTTGACCAAATGAACGAAGACCTAGAAGCGCAAGAGCGTGAGCACAAGCGGACTCAGCGCGGGGGACGTGGCCGGTCAGCCGGCGGCAATGGGGAGCGTCGTACTCCCGTCATGACGTAGGGGGTACGACGTGGCTGAGCCGATCAAGATTACGATTGCCGGTGACGCGGAAGAGCTGTCTCAGACGCTCGAACAGGCCGGAGAAGAGGTCAGCCGTTTCGGTGACATTGCTTCCGGTCTCGCTCTCGCTGCCGGTGGTGCGATTGCCGCCGGTATCGGCATGGGCATTGCGGACGCGTTGGAACAGGGCGCGAACAACGACCTTCTTGCAGCTCAGTTGGGAGCGACACCCGCTGAGGCAAAGAAGCTGGGTGAGGCTGCCGGAGCCGTGTATTCGGACGGGTACGGGGAGTCCGTAGCTGACGCGAACGAAGCGCTCAAGGCTCTTTGGCAACAGGGGCTAGTTCCCGCCGGGGCTACCGCTGACGAAATGGCGGATATCTCCAAGCAAGCCATGGACGTTGCGACGGTCCTGGGTGACGAAGTCGGACCTACGTCTAACGCGGTCGGACAGATGCTCAAGACCGGGTTGGCGAAGAACGCCACGGAAGCGTTCGACATTCTGACGAAGGGTGCGCAGGAAGGCGCGAATAAGTCGGAAGACCTCTTGGACACGTTCAACGAGTACGGCGTTCAGTTCAAGGGAATCGGGCTTGACGGCAAGACGGCAATGGGGCTTCTGTCTCAGGGGCTCAAGGGCGGCGCTCGTGATGCTGACCTAGTTGCCGACTCGCTCAAGGAGTTCGGTCTTATCGTCCGCGCGGGTGGCGACGACGTAAACGCTTCGTACAAGGCCATTGGTCTTAACGGCAAGGAAATGACGAAGGCCATTGCCGAAGGTGGACCGGCAGCGAAGGCCGCGCTTGACCAGACGCTTGACGGGCTCCGTAACGTCAAGGACCCTGCCGAACGCTCCGCTCTCGCAGTGAAGCTTTTCGGTACTCAGGCTGAGGATATGCAAGACGCGCTTTTTGCGCTTGATCCCTCTTCGGCCGTTGCGGCGCTGGGCAAGGTGGACGGAGCGGCGAAGTCAGCCGGCGACACCATGCACGACAACGCGGCGAACAAGCTCAAGGAGTTCACCCGGGGGCTACAGCAAGGGATTGTTGACTTCCTGGGCGCGACTGTAATTCCAGTCGTTGAGGAGTTCGCGAACAGGCTCAGCGGAGTCGGTCAGGCCATTACGACGACTGCCGGTTTCATATCCCAGCACAGCACGACGTTCGGGATTATCGCCGGTGTCATCACGACCTTGATTCTGCCCGCGCTCGTGAAGTGGCTCATTCAGCAAGGGATTACGGCTGCCGGTGTCGTTACCGGGTGGGTCACCACTGCGGCAGCGTCGGTCACGTCCGCAGCAACTCAGGTGGCAGCGTCATGGTCAACGATCGGGGGATGGATCGCAGCGGCAGCACGAGCCGTTGTGTCCGGGGCTGTGATCGTCGGCACGTGGGTTCTCATGGGTGTTCAGGCCATGCTTCAAGCGGCACGTATGGCAGCGGCATGGATCGTGGCCATGGGTCCGATTGCTTGGGTCATTGCCGGGATCGTTGCCCTTGCCGCGCTGATTTGGGCCAACTGGGACACGATCAAGAAGTACACCCTTGAGGCTTTCGAATGGGTGTGGGAGAAGATCAAGAGCGTCTTCAACTTCATCAAGAACCTGTTCCTGAACTTCACCGGTCCCGGCTTGATCATCAAGCATTGGGACACGATCGTCACTGCCACGACGAACGCGTTTAAGTGGGTCAGGGATAGGGCGAAGGCTGGACTTGACGCCGTTGTTGGCTTCGTGAGGGGGCTTCCGGGACGGCTCGTGTCGTCGCTCTCTGCGCTCGTCAATGCGGGCAAGTCGATCGGTGGCAGCGTGATCGACGGAATCAAGAACGGGCTCAGCCGGCTCGGTGGCTTCGCGTCGTCGCTTGCGTCCGCTGTGGCTCGTGCCGCTAAGGGTGCGATCAATGGCGTGATCGACCTTCTCAACTACGCGATCCCGAACAAGCTCGGTTGGGGCAAGCTCAGCATTGATCTGCCGGACAGCCCCATTCCCAAGATCCGCGCCATGGGTGGACCGGCAGGGGGTCTCACTCGCGTCGGTGAGCGTGGCCCGGAGTGGGTCAACCTGCCGAACGGTTCGACGGTCGTTCCTAACCACGCTTCGGGCTCCGGCGCTGGGGTCGTGGTTAACGTGCAGACGAACGCTGACCCGTTCGCAATCGGCCGTGAAGTCGCATGGGCGCTGCGTACTTCTCCGGCGTAGTCAGCCCACTCTCAAGAGTAGGCATGAAGAGGGGGATGGTATGGCGGAGTTGACCGACTGGACGTGTGAGTACAACGGGCTAGTCATGGGGGAACCCGACTCCGCCGTATCCATCGTTCAGGTTGACGGCTTGCTTGAGCTTCCGGAGATCCGGTCATCTGACCTGACTCTTGTGCAGCGCAACGGGCTGTACGCCGGCGACGACTACATGAACGGTCGAACGGTGACCGTGACCCTTGAGGTCTACGGCAGCACGCGCGAAGAGTTCACTCAGGCGCTCGTGAGCCTGCAAGCGGCGTTCATGCCCGGGGAAGTTGAGAAGCCTCTTCGCTTCCGCTTCCCGGGCGTGGCTGCCGATCAGACCGGTTACGTCATGGCTCGTCCACGGAAGCGGAGCGCGCCCCTTGACCTGAACTTCGCCAACATGGTGTGCAACGTCGTCGTTGAGCTGTACGCCACGAGCCCGTACGTGTATGGCGACGCTCCCCGTGAGTCGGTCGTTCGGAGTTCGAAGCGCGAACAGGACGCTAGCGGGCTCACGTTCCCTGACGCTGTGCCGTGGCTCGTGAGTGGTTCGGGTGCTCCCCCGCCGGACCCGATTACGTGGCTGACTCAGTACGGGTCGGTTGCCGCTCGTCCCCAGGTGGTCATTACTGGTGGCGCTTCTCCCACACTGTGGGACGACACAACGGGACAGTTCTTCTCCGTCGATCACGACGGAGACCTAGTCATTGACAGCGCCGGAATGACCGTGACGACGGTGACCGGTGTGGACATTACCGGGCTCGTAAAGGTGGGTTCCGTGTGGCCGGAGTACGGTCCCGGGCTTCACCGGCTGAGGCTGACGAGCCGTGACGAATTCACTTCCGCACGAGCGGTAATTACGTGGGTAGATAGGTGGGTCTGACATGGCGGGCTTTGCATGGTTTCAGGAAGGCGTGTCGTACGGCGGTAACGACCTTGCGAACTTCAACAGCCTGAGCGTGCCGCGTCAGGGCATGACCCACTTGTTCGCGTCTACGTCTGACTTCCTTCTGAGCAGTGATCAGGCTGCCCGCACGGTGGCTGTGGGCGCTGGGAACGTGTTCATGGGGCTGACCGCCGGTGGTGCAACGTGGGCATGGTCCCCGGGCGGAACCGTGGCTGTCCAGACTGCCTCAAGCGTGAACCCGCGTAGGGACTTGATCGTTGCCCGGCTTACCACGCTTGCCGCTGACGGTACGAACGGTGTGGCAATCGAGATCGTGACCGGCACTCCGGCGGCAACTCCCGTGGCTCCGGCTCGTCCCGACAACGCCGTTGCGCTGGGTTGGGTGGACGTACCGAAGGCCACGACCACTTTCACACTGACCGTCACGCGGTATCAGGGTCAGTACCGGGATCAGGCAGCGTTGGCCGGCCGTAGCACGATCGCTGTGGATTGGGCCGGACAGCTTCCCTCCGCGTCGAACGTCGGTGTCGGTGCCACCGTGTACGACATTGGCACTAATCAGCGCTGGACGCGGAAGGCTGACGGTACGTGGTTCACGACTGACCCCGGACCGTGGCAGGCAGTCACGCTCTCCAACTATCAGGCTTCTGACGGTACGAACGTGACGGTCTCCGGGACGCTGTACGCGCGTGAGTCTTCCATCATGTGGGAGTTCTCCGGGCGCGTGGATCTCTCCCCCAGCAAGGCACCGGGTCAGCTCGTGTCGATCGGTTCCGTACCTGCCGTGATCAGCCGGCCGAAGGTCAACACGTACGGAACGATCGGTCAGACGTTCTTCTCTGCCACGGGCGCGGACGCACGACTCGGCTTCATGACGAGCGGTGGGCTTGAGCTGGGAGCGGTCGGCACGATCAACGCGCTTTACATCAACTTGCAGCTCAGCAAGAGCACCTTCAACACGTGAGTTGCCTACTCTCAAGAGTGGGCTAGCTAGGGGGAACCATGCCCGCTGCCCGCTATGAAGTCTTGCAGACCATTGCGAAGACGGGTGAAGTCGTCGGCTCACTTCCGGTCACCGGGATTCAGTACGGCGAGACGCTGAACGCAGCGGGTACGGCAACGGTGGGTATGCCGCTCACCGCTGCCGACCCCGACACATTGGAGCCCGGCAAGAGCGCGCTCGTCATCACGCGAGACGACGAGCCTGTTTGGGGCGGGATGCTGTGGACGGCAACGGCTGACCTTGAAGCGGGAACGCTCTCAATGAACGCGTCCGGGTGGCACTCGTATTACTCGACTTGCTACCTGGGCGGGTTCCGTGAGGGCTTGAGCGACAGCGGCAGGCTTCCCGGTAGGTGGTTGGGCTACAAGGGCAACAAGGATCAAGCCCTTCTGTTGCGCGACTGGATTGAAGTTGCCAACGACGAAGGCGGCATTGGAACTGACACGTCGTGGCTCAACACGACCGGCCGGATTCGTTCCCGTAGCTGGGGCTTCTCGGAGTTCAAGAACACGGCGGAAGCGATCAACGAGCTTGCCGACGAAGACGGGGGCTTTGACTTCCGGTACGAGACCTATTGGCGCGCTGACGGGACCGTTGGCAATCGCTTCATGATGAACGGGCGGGGACGGAACGTAATCCCTTCCGCTCTAGTACACAAAGAGAATTGCAACGTCACTCAGGTTTCGTACGACGGAAGCAAGCTAGCAACGCGCTCGTTCGCGTTCGGTGCCGACATGGGTACAGGCGTGAAGCCCTACGCGTGGAAGTCGAACGACCTTGACACGCCGGCGCTGACCCACGTTGCCACGTACAGCGACTTGAAAGCCACGGGGGATCTCATCCCGAAGGCCAACGCGATTGCCGCTGTGGGTCGTCAGGTCATTGCGATTCCGACGCTGACGCTATACCCGGGCATGTTTGATCCGCTGCCCTTCCTGCCCGGTGCGATCGGCACGGTACAGGTGGACTCCGGTTACGTCCGCTTGCTCGAAGACTTCGTACTGACTGAGCGACGCGTTGACGTTGACGCGAACGGAACTGAGACCGTCGCGCTTTCCCTTGCGAGTAAGGACGTATTCCAGAATGGCGATTCAAGCTAACGCACTGCCACCTTCGCTCGTGACTGAGCTGACCGAAATGAAGCGGCGCATTACGGCGCTTGAGCGTAAGCCGAAGCTGGGCAGCGTGAATGAGCGCCTGCCGTTCGGCTCTTTCCAAAGTCCTTCGCTTGAGGGCACTGAGGGTGCGGAGTTCACTCACGCTCTCGGCGCGATCAACTCCACCGGTCTCAATCAGCCGGTGCTTCTCGTCTCGCTGCCGTTTCATATTCCCTGGGGCACAGCCGCGCTTGACGTGTCGGTGACCGTGTGGATTCGGGACATGATCACGGGCGGCAAGACGAAGGAACTGACGATTACGAAGGCCAACGACACCACTCCTGACGGTGGCTTTACCCGGGCTATCACGTACGCGTGGCGACACCCTCAGCCGATCGGTTTTGACGACGGTCAGAACTGGAAGGCTTTTGCGATTGAGTACCGCGTGAACAAGCGCGTGACGTACAACGGTGAGTCGCTGACTGTCGGCATGGGTTCCCCCACTCTTCTCGTTGGAGTGCCGACCGGCACTTACTTCGAAGAGGCAGCGGACGGCAACCCGCGCATTGACGGTCAGTTGCACCCGACTGACGGAGGGCCGGCCGAATGGTGACCGACGTTGGCGGAGTCGCTGAGATCGTCGGTGGCGCTGCCCTCTTCCTAATGCTCGTGTACCGGCAGGTGAAGACCGGAGCCCGGGACGCGTGGCGCGACGAAGCCGAAGCACAGACAGCACGAGCCGATCGGCTGACCGAAGAGGTCGCAAAGCTCGTGACCGAAGTCCGCGCACTGCGGGACGAGAACGCTGGACTCCGTCACGAAGTGGCTGAACTCCGCGCTGAGAACCGTGAGCTTCGGCAGCACATTGACACGCTCTTGAACAGGGGGACAGATGACACAGCCCGTTGAGACCGTTCCGCTGCCCCCCAGCATTGCGACCGTCAAGGTCATGGGGCAGTACCGGGGTCCGGACGGTCGGGGGCTACAGGGGACCGTGACGTTCACGGGTCCGGGTCTCCTGACGTTCCCTGACGCTGACCTGTTCATTGCCGGTCCGGTGGTCGCGCGTCTGGACGAGTTCGGGCGCATTGTTGACGCTGCCGGAAACCTGGGGATCATCCTTCCCGCTACGGACAACGGGGGCATGAACCCTTCCGGTTGGTCGTACACGGTGAAGGAGAACCTGACGGGTGTAACCGGTGCCCGCACGTACGCTCTCCTTCTCCCGAAGGGCACACCCGGCGGGAAGATCGACCTTGCCGACGTTGCGCCGGCTGACCCCACTACGCCGAACTATGTTCCCGTTCCGGGTCCCAGCGCGTACGACGTTGCCGTTCAGAAGGGCTTCACCGGTACTGAGGCTCAGTGGCTCACGTCGCTGATTGGTCCGGTGGGCGCTCCGGGGAACAAGATTTGGACGGGCTCCACTTCCCCCAGCGCCGGAACGGGCATTGATGGTGACGTGTTCTTCCAGCGCGCCACAACGACGTTCCTGGGCGTAGACAACACGGCTTACAAGATGTGGTCGAAGGCCGGTGGCGTTTGGTCAGTGGCTTCGGCTGACGTGCGTGGTCCGGCGATTTACGTCAACAACACGACGACTGACAGCACGTCCACGAAGGCCGGTGACGTTCTCTTCCGGTCCGATACCGGTGACGTTTATCAGCGTGACGCGTCGGGTTGGGGAACGCCGAAGGGAAACCTCAAGGGTCCGAAGGGTGACACGGGCGCTACCGGCTCAACAGGTGCCACGGGCGCTCAGGGTCTCCCCGGAGTTGTCCAGTCGGTGAACGGCGTTAGCGCTGCGGACGTTGTCATTGATCTTGGGTCCGTCGTGGCGAAGGGTGCAACGGCTTCCGGCCCCGTGACCCTGGGCTATTCGTCCGGCGTGGCGCTGACCATGACCGGCAACGGCAACACGAACCTTGCGGAGTGGAAGAACCCGTCAGGGACCCTCACGACGCGCATAGGCTCGAACGGCAACCTTGTTGCTCAGGGTGCTTCGTACTTCGTCAGTGGCCTACAGCTTGGGTCCACGAGCACGGACTTCGGTGGTGCTGCGGGTGGCGTTCTAGGCATTGACGACGCTGTCACGGTGCCGACCACGAACCCGACCGGTGGTGTCGTGGTCTATTCGCAAGGTGGCGCGCTCAAGGTTCGGCAGGCTGACGGAACGGTTGTGTCGGTCGGCTCCGGCGGTACCGGTGCGGTCAGCTCCGTCAACACGAAGACCGGTGACGTAGTCCTGAGCGCAGCGGACGTGAGCGCTGTACCCACGAGCGAGAAGGGTGCTGCAAGCGGCGTTGCCACACTGGACGCGTCCACGAAGATTCCGACCGCTCAGATTCCGTCGCTGACGAGCACGTACGTTGCTGTGTCAACTCGTGGTGCAGCGAACGGAGTTGCGACGCTGGACGCTGCGGGGGACGTTCCCATTGCGCAGATTCCGAACGTGGCGCGGAACACGTGGACTCCGCAAGCGTTGGGCTTTCAGGCGTGGTCGTTTGATCCGGGCGGAGTGGCGAACCCGGCGGCAAAGTACCTGACCCCTCAGCGGCTGTATCTCACGGGCTTCAACATCACGGAAAGCACCACCGTGACGAAGGTCGTGTTGTTCGCGCGTGGCTACGGTGGCGTTTCCACTAACCGCTACATGGCAGGCATTTACAAGGAAGACGGGACGCGGGTTGTTGCCTCTTCCGCTGTCGCGCTGACTATGGCCGGCCAGGAAACCGGCGCACTTCCCCCCATGGTGAGCAACCACATTGGGGCGGTACCGCTGACGATCACGAGCACGACGCTTGCACCTGGGCGCTACTGGGTTGCGTGGCTCATGACGACCGGCGGAACGGCTGACTTTTCGTTCTATCACGTGCAGAACGAAGCTCCGGTTGCCACTGCCAACTTTTTCATGACCACAACGCCGTTCGCGCGTGCGTGGTATTTGGCCGCTCAGTCCACGCTTCCGACGACCGTGAGTCAGACGAATGCTGCCGCGCTTGCCGACCACGACATTCCGATTGTGGCGCTTGCCTAAACGCGTACGCACAATTTGTGAGCCCCTGCCCTGGGAATGGGCGGGGGCTCTTTTCATGAGAGGAAAAGGCTCTTGAGTACAACTCCTATGACTGCCGATCAGTTCGTTGCCGCGCTCAAGGCGGAAGGCGTGAACGTCGCTGAACACGCGGGTTGGCGCACTCACAACCGTGCTGGGCATGGCGCATGGGGTCCCATGAACGGGATCGTCATTCACCACACAGCCGGCCGTGACTCGCTCTCCCTGGTCTACAACGGCATGACCGCGCTTCCCGGTCCGCTGTGTCACACGCACCTTGCCAAGACCGGCAAGGCAACCATGGTGGCCAACGGTCGCGCCAACCACGCCGGAACGTTCGCACAGAACGCGTTCAACGCCATGCGCGACGAGAAGGCCACGCACCCGCGTCCCGACGCGTCTGAGCCCGTGGACGGCAACGCGCACACGTACGGCATTGAGATTGAGAACCTGGGCAACGGGACCGACTTCTACCCTGCCGTTCAGTACGACGCTGCCGTTCGCTGGGCTACGGCCATTTGCCGCTTCCATGGTTGGTCGGCTCAGTCGGTCATTGGCCACAAGGAAGGCACGCGCCGGAAGATTGACCCCAAGGGTCCGATCGGCAGCGCGAAGGGTTCCATGTGGGACATGGACGAGTTCCGCGCGGACGTTCAGAAGCGTCTTGACGCTGACGAGCCGAAGCCGACCACTCCGGCGAAGCCTGCCCCCACGAAGCCCGCGTACGAGCCCTTCCCCGGTGCGGCGTGGTTCAAGAAGGGCCGGAAGTCCCCGATCGTCAAGGCCATGCGGGCTCGTCTCATTGCGGTCGGTTGCAACCGGTACAAGTCCAGCACTGACCCGGACGTGATCGGCTCCGGCGACGTGGCTTCTTACGAAGCATGGCAGCGCAAGTGCGGTCACACGGGTACGGCCGCTGAGTGGCCTCCCGGTAAGTCCACGTGGGACAAGCTCAAGGTCCCGAACGTCTAGGAGGTACAGACATGGGTGAGCACAGCAAGGCCGGCGGAGCGTCGGCAGTCAGCGCGGTCTTCTCGTGGGTCGTGAAGCACAAGGGGAAGATCCTTGCCTTCTCTGCGGGTGTGGTCGCTGCGGTCACTGCGGTCAAGCCTGACTTCCCCGGTGCCGCTGTCATGGGCGCGCTGCACGTCCTCTTGGGCGCGTAAGGGAATCCCCTCCGCTCTCCTTCCGGTGGATAGATCATCTGCCGGAAGGGGCACGGAGTGCGTTTCAAGCACGTCGGTTTGATCGGCAAGGCGCGGAGCGGCAAGGACAGCGTGGCTAAGCGGCTCGTGCAGGGTCGTGCGTACACGCGGGTTGCCTTCGCTGACCCGCTTAAGGCCATGGCGCTACAGACGAACCCACTCGTTGAGACGAGCCCGGGTGTCGTGGTCCGCCTTGCTGCCCTGATCAATGACGTTGGTTGGGAGTACGCGAAGGAGCGGTATCCGGAAGTTCGACGGCTCTTGCAGTCCATCGGTCAGACCGTCCGGCTGCACGACGAAGACTTTTGGGTCCGCGTCGCCATGCGGAAGGTGGACGCTGCCGAGAAGTGGAACTTGCCGGTCGTCGTCACGGACGTGCGGTACGAGAACGAAGCCTTCACGCTGCGGCAACGTGGCTTCACGCTGATCAGGGTCACGCGTCCGGGTGCCGGAGCTGGGGAGAACGCCGGTCACGACAGCGAAACAGAGCTTGACTACGTGAACCCTGATCTCACGATCGGCAACACGGGCACGCTGGACGATCTGAACAGGATCGTTGACAGCCTGCTTCTCCCCCGGAGCTGAGAGACAGCCCCTCACTGACTGACCTTCGGGTTGGTCGGTGGGGGGCTTTTTCGTGTCCCATGACTTGTCAGTGCCTACTCTTAAGAGTAGTCTCTTCCTTGTAAGCAGGAACGACGGAGGGGGCAGCAATGATCAAGCGCGCGAAGGACGTTACGTACGGGGAAACGCTCGTGACTGAGTCGGGGCTCATGCCGGTCAAGTGCGTTGCGTCGAACATGTACACCATGGAAACCGTCATTCGGAACGGTGACGACCGATTCACCTTCGGGGCGTACGAGCCCGTTGAGACGCTGGACGACTGACAGCGGAGCCCCCGGGGAGACCTGGGGGCTTCTCGCATTCTCAGTAAAGCTTGCGTAATAGGATCACCCTACTCTTGAGAGTAGGCACGAAAGAGCCCCGGAAGCCGGTAGGCTCAGCTCCGCAGTACAGACGAAGGGGAATCACCGTGACCGCCATGAGCGCGCCGACCGGGTACCGCACCTTTTACTTGGGCAAGGGCAAGGTCGTACACACGGCTCAGGACAGCGACACGGTAACGCTGTGCAAGCGTCCGGTCACCGGCGCGCGTCTCGCTCACACCCCCTATGTCTCGTGCATGCAGTGCGCGAAGGTCATTACCGCTGCCCTGACCGCTGACGACACGTCAGACGACCCGAAGGAAGACACCATGCCCGCGAAGAACACGAACCCTGCCGACGCTGCGAACACGGACGTTGACACGCTGATCAGTGACGTTCACGCGACCGTGGATCAGATCAAGGAGATTGACCCCGGCTCCGAAGGCGCGACCACGCACGCCAACGAACTCAAGCGTGAGGCGGAAGAGAAGATCCGTCAGCTTCCCCAGGGCAGGCGTACCGCGCTCCGCAAGTCGGTCAACGAAGCGCACAAGGCAGCGACCACGAAGCCCGCGCCGGCGGACGAGCCCGCACCTGCCCGCTCTTCCACTGCCATCGTTCGGCAGGCTGAGAACCCTATGGAGATTGAGGGCATTCCCGCGCTCGTCAATCAGTCCATCAAGGCTTTCAAGGACGGAGTCAAGTACGGGCTCAAGCTCTCCGAAGTCGGTGAGACCGTGGCGCGCACCATGCTTGAGATGCGTCTCAAGATGACGCATTCAGGTTCCGGTCTGCCTGACCTGACCGCGATCGAAAAGAAGACGAAGAACGCTGCCGGTCTCGTGTACGACGGAGCGCGCAAGGGTGTGAGCGCGGAAGACACGAAGACGAACGACGCGCACGACGCATTGCAGAAGGCCACTCAGAACAAGATGGCTGACATTCTCGTTGGGTGGCTCCGGGACTTCTCCTCTTCCCCGAACCCGGACGAAGCGCTTGAGACCGCGCGCCTGTACTTCCCCGAAGCGGCGAAGCTCGTGGAAGACGGACGCGCGCTGATCGCTGAGGGTGAAGCGCAAGAGGGTGACGAAGATGTGTACACGAACCTGACCGAAGCGATTTACGCCGTGTACGAGCACGCGGGCATTGAGCTTCCGCGCTACGGGCGCACGGAGATTCAGCGCTTCAACTACCGCGTGAAGCAACTCGATGCCGCACGCAAGGAGCTGGACGCGGCTCGTGACGCGCTGGACGACGACGACGTTGCGAAGGACGAGAAGGAGACGCTGACCGCGAAGGTCACGGAGCTTGAGGAGAAGGCGAAGACGATCACGGAGGAGATTCCCGCTGAGTGGCTTGAGAAGGCCACGCCGGAGAAGACCCCGAAGCAGCGTGCGGCGGACAAGGTTGCCCGCGCTACGAAGCTGACGGAGAGCGTGACGAAGGCTGTGCGCCGGCTTGAGGGTGCGGACCGTCAGGAAGTCAGCACGTCGCTCGTCTCGCTGGGGCGGACGCTGATCACGGACGTTACGAAGGACACGAGCAAGTTCAGCGACGACGAGAAGGCTGACCTCAAGTCTCAGCTTGAATCGCTCGTGACGGTCCTTGCGGGTGAGGCTGCCAAGCTGTGAGCGGGTACGTGCTCGTGGCGATCGAAGCCGACGACGAGTCACACGCTGCGCCGAAGGACGGTCTCCAGACTCGGTGTGGGTCCCCGGTGGCTACGCGCCGTGTAGGGGACGGTGAGCCTTCGTGTGGCTACTGCCGTAACTCCCTGGGCTTGCCCGGCGGACCGTCATGGACGAGTGGCGAGATCATCCGAAAGCTTCGCGAGAGCTGACCACAGCGCGACCACGAGCCCCCGGCTCTTCCACAGCGGAAGGGTACGGGGGCTCAGTCGTGCAGTAGTGCAGATTTGTAGGTCAGTCAGATACAGCAATAGAGATCCATAAGCTAAACCCAGCGGCAATGCAAACGTGCACATCTGCATTCCGCTGAGAAGCCCCTTCGCTCAAGGACTAGTGCAGAAACATTCCTTGAGCCCGGAAGGGGCACCATGAGCAAGATCCGCACTATCTACAGGGGCGGAAGTCGCTTCTACCTGAACACGGCCACTCCGGACAACGTGTACCCGGGCGTGACGAGCGTGATCGGGATGCTTCCGAAGCAGAACTTCTTGGGTCCGTGGAACGCGCGCATGACCGCTGAGCTTGCGGTTGACTCCATTGACTTCGTGGCGCAGATGGCTGCACGCGACCGGGACGGAGCCGTTGACTATCTCCGGGGCGCTGCCCGGCGGTACACGAAGGTTCGCGCGGACGTTGGCAGCAACGCTCACGACCTGTTTGAGCGCCTGATTCGCGGCGAGACCGTGTACAGCGTCCACCCGGACCTTGAGCCCTACAAGAAGCACTTCCTTGAGTTCCTGGCAGCCGTGAACCCGGAGCTTGTCCGCGCGGAAGACGTTGCTTGGAGCGACACGCACGAGTACGCCGGCTCTTTCGACGTGGTCATGTACGTGTGGCTTGACGACAACGGCAACCCGACTCCGGACCGGTCCGGCACCCGTCATCTGATCATGGGTGACTGGAAGACCAGCAAGGCGACTTACCCGGACGTGGCCTTGCAGATGGCTGCATACGCCAACGCTGACTTCATGATCGACGCTGACGGCAACCGAACTCCCATGCCTGAGTTCGACGGTGCTGCCGTGCTGCACATCACTGACACTCAGTGGGCTTTCAAGCCGGTCGTGATTGATGACGACGTGTTCGCTCAGTTCCTTCGTCTCCGTGGCACGTTCGATTGGGACCGGGACATGAGCCGTCGCGTTGTCCTCAAGCCCATTGCGTCCAGCAAGAGCAAGCTCGTGACCGGCACTCAGCGGAGGGGCTGACCCATGCTCGCTACGCACACGAGCCGAATGCACGAGTTCAGTCTTCACATGAAGTCTGACGAAGTCGTTGACGTGATCAACGAGTGTGCCGACGCGGTCAACACGGCGCGTGAGCTGGGCATTGACTTGCCGAAGCTTGCCGCTGTCCACACGAAGCTGAATGCCCTCTTGGGGGACAAGGAGCAAGCCCGCGCGTGAGTGGTCCGAACTGTCTTTGCAACCCTCAGAAGCCGGGGCTGTGCGGCTCGTGCGGGGGCTGAGGGAATCCCCTCCGCTCAAGTCGCACTGACCCCAACGGAAGGAACCAAGACAATGGCGAAGCGGAACACTGCGGCGGACGCTGCCGGTCTCGTGGGCGCGCTCGTGCTCATTGCCGCGCTGATCATGTTCGTGCCGTGGCTGGTCATGCTCCTCTTCGGTGTGTGGCACAGCGTGCGGCCGGCGGTACCGGCAATCGGCTTCGGTGAGGCGTGGCTTCTCGTGGCCATAGCGGGGCTTCTGACGGCTCCGGTGCGGTCGAACAAGTCCAACTAGCTCCGCCCCAGCGTTAGCCCCTCAGTGACCCACTCACGGGACGCTGAGGGGCTTTCGTGCGTCCGGGGTCGGAATCCCCTTCGCTCCGGTAAGGGCATGACCACACACGAGTTCACCGCATGGCCGAAGACTCCGCGCCTGTTCCGCACGGTCGTCGTCACGGAGAAGCTTGACGGGACCAACGCGGCAATCCACATCAGTACCGTCACGCATGACACCCATTGGGACTTCCCGCCCGACTCGTACAGCGTGGCCGTTGACGGGACCCGGTACGTCCTCACCGCTCAGTCCCGGTCGCGCGTCATCACACCCGGCAAGGGCAAGGACAACTTCGGCTTTGCCGGTTGGGTGTACGAGAACGCGGAAGGGCTCGTTCGTGCGCTGGGCACCGGTGTGCACTTCGGTGAGTGGTGGGGCTCCGGCATTCAGCGCGGGTACGGCCTGACTGACCGTCGCTTCTCCCTGTTCAACACGGACCGACACAAGGACGTGAACGTTCGTCTCGGCAGCGCGATCCTTGAGCCGGCGCCGGTGCTCTATCACGGTGAGTTCAGTGAGACGCGTATTCGGGTGGCGCTTGCGAAGCTCAAGCTCAGTGGTTCCGTCGCTGCCCCCGGCTTCATGAACCCGGAAGGTATCTGTGTATGGCACTCACAGACGCGGCAGGTGTTCAAGGTGACCCTTGACAACAACGACGCGGGGAAGTGGGAGACCGCGTAAGACGAGCCCCCTTGTCTGGCCTTCGTGGTCGGGCAGGGGGGCTTTCGTGCGTCCGTAGCCCGGTGAGAATCCCTCACGCTCTAGCGCCCATGCAGAGAGCAACGGAGCGGCGGAAGGCTGGACGGTCGGCAGACACCTTCGGGTGCGTGGACACGACCTGACCCCTTCCGCCGTTCCCACAACGTGGGAGAAACCGCATGGGCAAGAGCATTTGGGCAGGCGACGAAGAGAACAAGCCGAAGGAGCGGAAGACCTATTCCGACGACTCCGTTGGCCGGCTGCACTCCGGTACGTCTGAGGTGAACGAACAGGGCAAGACCGTTGGCGTTGCGCTCTCGGAGTGGCGTTTCAGCACCGGTGAGAAGCACGTTGCCGACGCGGTCGCTCAGCTCTTCGGGGGCACTCCCGTTGAGGACGAAGAGAGCACGTCAGAGAACTTCATTGACGTGTTCACGAGCGCGACGAAGATTCCCGTCATCCTTGAGGCTGACGGCATCCACTGGGACATGAAGCAGTGGATCAACGGCAAGCTCAAGCACCACTGTGACGGCTTCAACTTCGTCAGCCACCCGAAGGACGAGAAGCTTGTTGGGTCTCCGTGTGGCTGCCCGTCCCTGTTCGCTGAGCGGAAGCAGGCAGCGAAGGACGACGACGGTCCCGGTCCGTCCATCACGGTCACCTTCAAGCTTGCCGACGACCCGGAGCTTGGGGAGTTCAAGTTTCAGACCGGCGCGTGGACGCTCCTTGCCGTGCTGCACGAGTCGGAAGACGCGCTTGCCCGCGTTGGTCAGGGTGGCCCGGTGCTCGCTGAGCTTGAGCTTGAGCCGGTTGACTTCGTGATCAAGAAGGGTCCGAAGCGCGGTACGCCGGTCTCGTACATCAAGCCCGTGATCCGCGTCAAGAAGTCGTACAACGACGCGATTGCCGACGAGCGGTGAAGCTTGACGCGTCGGCTCCGTACGACTGGACACGGGCACTCAAGAACGCCGAAGACGAGACCGTTCGGGCTCCGCTGTGGACGTTCCCGCCGGAAGCGCGGGCAGCCGTGATCCACGAGCGACGCGTTCGCTTCGGCGTGTTCGAAGAGACCGGAGATCCTGAGTATGGGTAAGCGCGGCGTGGTCACTGACTACGCCGGAGAGCCCCTGTACCCGGGTGATCTCGTCAACTACCCCTCACGACAAGGGAACGGAGTGCGCGCGTCGGACGCGATTGTTCGGCGCACGTACTTCGTACTCGTCAAGGGGCGCAAGTTCCCCATGCTCAAGGTGCAGCCGACCGGCACAGACAGCCGTTCGGAGAAACCGCGCAAGACACTACGGGCTGAACACGTAGCGGCAACTCATGCGCGACTTCTGCGCTCGAACGTCACGGGCGAACAGGACGAAGACAGCTAGGCGCGACTAGGGCCGGACGGTACTCACACGGGTGCTGTCCGGCCCTTTGTCGTTCCAACCCACTCTTGAGAGTAGGCAACATGCAAACCGGCATGTTCATTGGTCCCGACGCGGCTCCGGCCCTGGGGGATGTACGAGCGCTGAGCCACGGAGACACCGTGTACCTCAAGGCCGGCGCAACCGATCGGAAGGATTGGGCGCGCTACGCCGACGCGCTCACCACTGCTATCACCCGGGGCACGTCCGTTGTGTGGTGGGGCTGACATGTGGGGCAACGTGCTTGTCGTCTGTGAGGTGAAGACCCCTGACGGGCAGCGGGCAGCCATGCGGGAAATGGTGGCCGAAGAGCTTTGGGACGACAGCCCGGAAGTTCGGGAGTACGTCCGTGGCAACGTGCGCGCGAAGCTCACTGACTTCGTCGGCTTCCCCGTGGACGAGCCCGTTCAGGTGCTCCGGCAGATTCGGCGCGGGAACGATTGGGAGTGGGTCAAGTCGTGAAGGTGTGTCGGCACTGCGGACGAGCGAAGCCCGCTGAGCAGTTCCTTGCCGGGAAGGCTAAGCGTCCGTCTTCGTCGTGCTCAACGTGTCGCCGGAAGCGGGCAGCGGACCACCGGAAGCAGTATTACGCGAAGCTTCCGCCGGACAAGCGGCACGAGCTGACCCACAAGAAGCGCGCGGCTGAGTACGGCGTTGAACACGAGAAGTACAGCCGTACAGAGATCATGCGCCGTTGGGGCTACCGCTGCGCCTACTGCGACAAGCGCGCAACCCACATGGACCACGTCCACCCGCTGAGCAAGGGGGGTGCCGACAAGGCTTCCAACATGCTCCCCGCGTGCGCCGGCTGCAACTTGAGCAAGGGCGCGAAGACGCTTGCGGAGTGGGCGGAGACCTTCGGACCGGCAGTGTAGGAATCCCCTCCGATCAAGCACGGGCAACCGGAAGAAAGAGGGTGGCCCGTGGACTTCAAAGACGTGCTTGCACGGTTCGGGGACGTGACCGAAGAGGCGGACGGCGGGTATCTCGCGAAGTGCCCAGCACACAAGGACTCCCGTCCGTCCCTTCGGGTTTGGCGCGGTGACGATCTCAAGGTTCGGCTCACCTGCCGCGCGGGTTGCGACACGAACAAGGTTCGCCTTGCCGCCCGACTGAACTGGAATGACCTCTTCAACGCGACCGGCGACGGTCTCACGGTCCCGAAGGAGAAGCCCGCGCTCGTGGGTACCGCACTGACCGCACAACTCGCTATGTACGTTGACGCGACGAACGAGCGTTTCCGCTTCGGTGACAGCGAAGTTGACTCACAAGCGCGCCTGTACGTTGCTGACCGCTTCGGGCTTGACGTAGAGACAGCAGCGGAACTCATGCTCGGTGTGGACGGTGACGCTGTGCGCGTTCCCGGTCTCGACTACACGGACAGCGAAGGACGAGCCCGCAACTACCGTTCCCGTGGCTTCCGTCAGTTCCCCCGGCTCACGGTGCCGCTCAACGACTTCGCTGGGGTCACCCGGGGCTTGCAGGGGCGAGACCTGACCGGTCACTGTCCCGGACGGTGGCTGTCCCTGAGCAACCCGGAAGGGCTCCGCTGGGGTCAGTACGGCGTGTTCAGGGGCTCCGGCGGGTACTCCGTGACGATCGTGTCTGAGGGACCCGGAGACGGGCTCACAGCGGTTGCGGTCGGGTACGACGCGGTATGCATCCGTGGCGCGTCCCTTGCGGGCAACCCGGAACTTCTCGCTGAGCTTGCCGCCGGCCTTGCGGGTTCCCAGGTCATTGCCGCCGGAGACAACGACGAAGCCGGGCAGCGCTTCAACCGTGCGCTTGCCGAAGGTCTCAAGCCGTTCGGGATTGAGGTTTACGGGCTTCCGCTTCCCAACCTGGGACCGAAGACGGACCTGACGAAGTGGCGTGAGACGACCGGCGACAACTTCCCGGGGCTCATGCATGGCGCTGTGAAGTCGGCTCGTCCGGTGGTGGACCGTGCCGTTGCTGAGGCTGCCCAGCGCAAGGCCGTGATGACGAAGCGGACCGGTGCTGTCACGGTGTCCGACGATCAGGGGCGCGACGCTGCCGATATCCTCGCTGACCTTGTCCGCACGTACGGCGAGAGCGACGCAATGAACGCGCACGCTCTTGTTGCGTGGTCTGACGGACGGATCAAGTACGCGCCCGGTCTCGGCTTCCACGTGTGGAACGGCGTCACCTGGGAGCGATCGGAGCACAAGGTTCGTCAAGAGATTCACCGCATGGGCGCTGCACTCGTGTTGGCGGGCAACGCTCAGGAAGCACGCGGGTTCACCATGACGACGCGCATTGACGCTCTCATGACTGAGCTTCGCAGCGTCCCCAGCGTGTACGTCAACGCGGACGAGTTCGACGCGGCTCCGCACCTTCTGAGCTTCCGCAACGGCGTGGTTGACCTTCGGACCGGCATGCTGCGCGACCACGACAAGAACGACATGCTCACGGTGTCGCTGCCCATTGAGTACGACCCTGACGCGCTGTGCCCGCGCTGGGAACAGTTCCTTACGGAGATTTTCCCGGGCAACGCGGATCTCGTGGGCTACATGCAACGACTCACGGGCTACGGGATCACGGGCAATACGTCGGAACAGTGCTTTGCCGTTTTCTGGGGGAAGGGTGCCAACGGCAAGAGCGTCTTCACGGACACCCTGACGAGCGTCTTCGGGAACATCAC